AGGGTGCTTACCCTTCCTTGCAAGGACATGATGCCTTGGCTTCTCTTGGAGAAGATGAAGACGTAAGGATTGGAACTTATGGAGATGGTGGAGCAGTACCCAAATATATTTGGGATAGCTTGATATCAAAAGCTAGGAAGCATACTGCATATTGTCATCAATATGACAATCCAAGTTCTAGCTTTGACCCTACCATTTACATGGTATCGGCTGATAACTTAGCTACTGCTAAGACTCATTGGGATTTTGGACATAGAACATTCCGTGTCATTCAAGATGTCAACGAAGTTGTCAAGGGTCAAGAGATACTTTGTCCTGCCTCAAAAGAGATGGGCAGACGAGTACAATGCTCATCATGTATGCTCTGTGGTGGGTCTGAAGTCAAGGCAAAGAGCATAGCAATCGTTCAACATTAACAGTCCGACTGTCGGACACTTTAAACTAGGAGTTTAACATGAGTATAAAAACAGTAAACATTACTGATAAAATCAGTAAAAGAGATGCAGAGTTAGTTAGTGAGATGGTCACAGATGCTCTCATAGACATGGGTATAAGCCTAGGCGAAGACCCATCATTTTCTTGGAATATCGAAGTAGATTATGAGGAGAAAAAGTAATGGAAAAAGTACGAGTATATTGGAACTTACACAAGGACATATGGAGTATTGTATCATGCAAGAGTGGTTTAGTCATAGACTACATGAAATATCTTACTCTTCTTGATGCATACTTTACAGTATGGATAAGTGGACAGATGCGAGTGCGTGAAGAAGGCAAGAAGAATGTTCATGCATTCGCAGTAGGTTACCTTATGAGCAGTAAGCAAAGCAGTTATCATGATTGGGATAGGGTTAAGTATAACCCTTATACAGATGACTACTTTATGCATCAAGGCATGGATGAGAATCAGTACAGACCTGACCATTGGAATGAGATACCAAGAGATTTCGTGGGTATAATACATATGGAATCTTTACACCATCCAAATGGAGTAACACCTCGTGTGTACATTTAATCAACAGAATAAGTTATATAACTACTTGACTTTCAATGAAAGTAGTTATATAACATATATATGGATAGCGATATGAAAATAAAAAAGATTAACCCTATTGCAAAGGCACTCATGTTTATCAAGAAACAAGTTGTGCCAAGCAAAAAAGGCAAAGGTTCATACAATAGAAAGAAGGAGAAAAGCAATGCGAAAGTATGAGGATAAAATGTTTGAGAAAATTTCTGTAAAGAAAACTGCAAAGAAACAGAAGCGTGACGAGTGGAAACGTGAACGTAAATTGCAACGTAAAGTTAAACACGCAAGGCAAGAGAAAGTTTTTGCCTAGCAAAACAACAGTCCGATTGTCGGACACCTTACTTAACCAACAAACGAAAGGAGTTTATTATGAGTAAGAATACTATCAATGTTTCATTTTGGAAACAATCTACAGGTCGTACAGGTCAATGCCTGACTGAACGAGGACAGAAGCTATATGATGTAGCATCTGTGTTATACAAACAAGTCACAGGTAAGAAACTTTCTAAGGAAAGAGTCTATGACCTAGTGCTTGAGGTTAGCAGAGGTGCTAGAAAGCAAGAGGGATTCTACATACAGAATACTTCTTCATCTGCATTCATGTTAGCTATGCAGGACTTGACCTCTTTTTGCAGAGCAGAGTTAAAGGGTAAGCCTTACAAAGCTATTACCTTTGGCGAGTTCAAGGTTGATACCTTGACTAACTTAGCTACTGCTAAAGTTGGTAGAAAAGGTAAGGTTGCCTAATGTTTAATAAGATTAGCACCTTGCCTAATCGTAGCACATACCCCTCACCCTTTTGGGTGGTGGGGTTGTCTATTGATGGCAACAAAGGTAAAGTGAATGTACACCCACAAGCCTTAGAAAAGAGTGGATACAACTATGCGATTGACCATGCCATAGATATGGCAAGAGCAGTATATCCAAAGTCACGAATTGAATTTATATTTGTAGAGGAGTATTAATATGAAAGTAAAACAACATTTACAGATTGAATCTGTAATCACAGGTAAACCTTTACCAAAAGATTTAGAGAAGATGGACACAGAACTGTGGAAGTATTACTCTACATCACAGGATAAAGTCATAGACTTTGGAGATATGGAACTGTTTCATTTTGCTAGAGCTTTTAAAAAGTTTCTTGAGAAACAAGATGACAATGACTTTGCTATAGCTTCTGCAGATAGAGTGCATAAGTCTATGAAAGAAAGACTTGTACGAGAGCAAAGTGTTAATAAAGCTAAAGATAGTATCATTGCAGGACTACGTAGTCAAATAGATACTTTCCGTGAGGAAGAACACAGGTGGAGAAAAGCATATGCAGAAGAACACTACACTCAAGGACATAGGTATGTCTTTAGTGAGATACCTAACGACACAGAGGGTCAAGAAATACTTGATAATATTAAGAAGTATATTAATAAAGAATCATATACAGTAAGAGTGAAAGGACAACACCTCAAGCCTGAATTGTATGGTCAAGGTAAAGCATATCATGGTGCTACTTTGGGAGATTCTACACACATGAGAGTTTATATAGATAAAAAGAAAGGAGAATAATTATGCCATTAGACGGAACACCAAGATTATTTGAGATAGACGAGAGTCTAAACTATGGGATTAGGTACGAGCCTAGTCGATTAGATGGGTACAAGTTTGGTATTAATACCATGACAGACAAGGCTTGTAGTCATGTAAGCAACACGTTCAAGTGTGTTGACCACCCTACATACTTCTATGGGTGTGAGGAAGCTATTGTTAGCAATAGAGAACCACATGAGTTAGAAAACGTAAAGGTTAAGTGGAAAATTTGTAGAGATAGTGCATGGGCAATGTTAGATATAACATTACCTAACGTGTCATACAAGGTAACAACTAACAAACATCAGACAGAAGTGAATGAGAGAATCATTTTACTTCATGGTATTGATGGCTCGTGTTCTAACATAGCATTGTTTGGGGGTATTGATTTCTTTTGTACTAACAAACAAGTTAGAGGTAAGTATGCTCAACTCAAAAAGAAAAATACAAGTGGGTTTAGTATGGACAGATTTATATCTGACTTGACAACTGCAAGGCAAGACTTTGATGAGCATTGCAGAATGCTACAAATATGGGCAGAGACACCTATCAAGGCGAATGTAAGATTACTTCTTGATAAGATAGTAAAGTCTGAAAGACTTTCTAAGAAGATGAACACTCTTGCACAACAAGAGATAAGCAAGAGAGGTAAGAATATGTATGCTTTGTATTCTGCATTCACTAACTACTCATCTTATGCAGATGAGAGGAATGGTTTCTCATTACGTAATACAGGTAATGATACCCAAGCACAGTCTATGTGGAACAGAGAGCAACAGGTTGCTCAATGGGTAGATTCTAAACCTTTCCAAGACTTGTTAGTAGCCTAATGACTTGGGTGTTATATGTCATGCTTATGACTGAGGGAAGAACTCTACAAGGGGTTCTTTCCAATCATACATTTGCTACGCAACAGGAATGTAATCAATTTTATCTTGACAACAAAACTGATTTAGATGAAAGTGTATATGAATTAATTCAACCTCGTATAACTAAACGTGAAATAATTCATGTTGGTTGTATCAACACAAAGGAGAAAACACAATGAATGTATTAAGTTTATTTGATGGTATGTCATGTGGGCAACTTGCCTTAGAACGTGCCAATGTATCTGTAGATAATTACTATGCTTGTGAGATAGACAAGTATGCTATACAGATAGCACAGAAAAACTTTCCTAACACGATACAGTTAGGAGATGTAACAGATATTGATTATGATGATTTGTTTTATGAAGAAAAGATTGACTTGCTCATGGGTGGTAGTCCATGTCAGGGATTTTCTTTTGCAGGAGAACAGTTGGCATTTGATGACCCACGTTCTAAATTATTCTTTGAGTTCATTAGGGCAAGAGATTTTCTACAACCCAAGTATATATTGCTTGAGAATGTACGAATGAAGAAACAGTTTGAGGATGTCATTACAGAACACATGGGATTTCCACCACAGTTGGTGAACTCAAGTGTAGCATCTGCACAAAACAGATGGAGAAATTATTGGTTTGGTGTGCTAATCAATGGCAAGTACGAACAGATAATCATACCACCTATGGAAGACAAAGGCTTGGTACTCAAGGATATATTACAGACTGACCATGACGAGCCACCTGTTCCTATCAATGAACGTAATGCAAGACATCACAAGAACCCTAATCAAAAAGCATTGTGTACGACTGCTACTATGTACAAAGGTGCAGGTAATAATGGCATGACTATTGTTGATAGACTTATCTCTGTAGGAGAAGCAGAGGAGTATGCACATTACAACTACAGAGCAACTAAGCAAGTGTATCACATGGATGGTAAAGCACCTACGTTACTCACTATGCAAGGTGGTAACAGAGAGCCAAAGGTTGCAACCTACTCTGCAAAAGGTGGTAGGATTGTTAATCGTAGGATAGATGCCAATGGTGTGCGTAAAGATTATCAAATGGATTTACCTTTAGAACCACAGGTAGAAGTACGTCTTGATGACAAGACTAATTGTTTAACTACTGTACAAAAAGATAATGTGGTAGTAGAGGGTATGACATGGAGAAAGCTAACACCTGTAGAGTGTGAGAGATTACAAACTCTGCCTGACAACTACACAGAGGGTGTTTCCAAGACTCAAAGATATAAGATGATTGGGAATGGTTGGACAGTAGATGTGATTGCACATATACTAGGAGAGATGTTATTGCCTAAGAAGATAGCATCCATTAATTATGAAAAAGGATATTTTGTTTACAACTAAGAAAGGAGTATGATATGAATGATGGTTCAAATGATTTTATGAATAAGGTACTAGTGAGTGTTATCATAGTGCTTTATTCATATGCAATAATACAAGTAGGTATGGAGTTATTAGCATGAATAACGATGAATTAATATGGTTTATATTAGGTATGTGTTGCATGGCATTCATACTAGGATTTATGGGAGTAGGATTATGAATAGATTTATTATAGAAAAAACACCATTTGAGATATCAAAATCTTTATGTGACCAACACATAGTCAAGATGCCATTAGAAGAAGCACAGATGTTATGTACTGCACTATGGCATCATGCACCTGACTATGCAGAGGAGCATGACTTATACAAACCTGTACATCAAAAGCATCCTTGCACACTATGGGCAATGGAGAATAGGTCAAACTATCTCTTTGCTTTTTGTTTGTATGACTGTATGCTAAGTGAGTACAGTAGAAGATATAAAAAGATACATGGTGCAATCAAACACTTTACACCTCTGTGGGAAGGCAGAATATATTTACCTGATGGTAAAAGAACACCACATCCACAATGTTTTAGTGGACATGATGACCTCAAGACAGACGAGTTCTATCCTATAGAAGCCTATCGTAAATTTTATATTGTTGACAAGTCTAGATTCGCAAGATACAAGTATACAGAGAAACCAAAATGGATGGAAGCAGCATGACAATAATGAAATATACAGTAGTCTATACTGCAAATGATAGATATGATAATCCTAATATAGATTATCCTACTAGCAGAGTGGAATATATACAAGGAGAAACTTTAGATAAAGCTATTGACGAACATCTAAAGCATATGAAAGGATGGGCAATCCGACCCATATATGGCGAGGTAATATTTTTAGAAGGACATATAAAACAGGTAGACATAGGGCATGGCATAGGTCACACATTAAATACAACGAAAGATGTAATTATTACAGGAGTAAATAATGACAAAATTAAATTTGAATGACCTAAAAGATAAATATTATTTGTCTAACGATTACAATAACTTAGCAGACAAAACTAAACATGATTATCAATACTGTTGCAACGTTCTGTTGGACACAGAAGTTGATGGAAAAAAGATGTCAAGTATTTTATTGTCTGACATGACAGGTGCGACTGCACGAAGAGGATACGAAGTATGGTTAAGTAGAGGAATTTATTTAGCTAACTCAGTATGTGCAGTTGCACGAAAGATGTATTCATTTGGAATGGAGATGGGGTATGCAGAGAGCAATCCATTTTCTACTTTCAAACGAAAAACTACTCATGTAAGGAATATTACTTGGACAAAAGAACAAGTTAGGATATTTCTTAACTATTGTTACAACGATTTCAAGTATAGAAACTTAGGATTGATAGTACAAATGGCATACGAATGGTGTCAGAGGGTAGGAGATATGAGAATGTTACAGTTTTCTAGCATAGATTTTGACAAAGGCGTGTTAAATTTGCAACAGTCAAAGAGAAGAAGTGTAGTACACCTGCCTATTTCTCTTGACTTATTAGAAATGCTTAAAGAACAGGCAAAAGATTATGACTTTCAGCCTTATGTTGCACCTTATCCAACACCAATGAAGGGTGTTTACAGTCCATATGCTATGCAAAGACTGTCAAAAGTAGCACGAAGAATAATAAAAGAGTCAGGACTACCGAATGAGTTGCGTATATCGGACTTACGTAGGACAGGAACTACTGAAATGGTAGAAGCAGGTGTGCCTATGGGTCAGATTATGTCTGTTACAGGTCATGCAAACCCACAATCGGTCAAGCCTTACATGAAAAATACGTATGCTAGTGCAGAAAATGCCTTGACATTACGTAATAATTACAATAAGAGTATATAATATGAATATATATAATATAATAAATGATTTACATATAAGTGTAGGAGAATCAAAAAGAATTAACTGTCCTAGTTGTAATGGTTATAAAACATTTACTGTAACCAACAACATGGGTAGACTAGTTTGGAACTGTTACAAATCTTCTTGCCCAATATCAGGTACAAAGAAAGTTAATCTATCCGTAGATGATATTAGGAACTCTGTATTTGAAACCAAGAAGATGTCAGAAGAATTTAGTATGCCTGAACACGTAGTATATCACAACGATAGGATTGAAGTTGTAAGATATGCATTAGAGTTTGGGTTGGATTATAAAAGAATACCACTTTATTATGACGTAAAAGAGAATAGAGTTGTGTTTCCTATCAAGAAGGATGGACTAATTGTAGATGCAGTTGGTCGGTCTGTAGGTTTCCGTTTACCTAAATGGAAAAGATATGGAAAAAGTGACTTGCCTTTTACTTATGGACATGGTAATGTGGGAGTAGTCGTTGAGGATTGTGTGAGTGCATCTGTTGTAGGCGATGGTGTTTATGTAGGGGTAGCTGTGTTGGGAACATCATTAAGCAATTCACACAAGAGATACCTAGCACAGTTCTCGACTGCTATAATTGCCTTAGACCCTGATGCAATGCCCAAGACCCTTGCCTTTGCAAAAGAGTTACGAGGATACGTGAATGATGTTAGAGTCCTAAGACTCAAAGACGATTTGAAATATAGAATTGAAGAGGATTTTTTAAACTTAAACAAACTAACCCCAAAGGAGAACCAACATGGAACTATCACTACTGCGTAGCTTAATGAATAAAAACTTCTATGAAGACCATAGAGGTGCGAGATGTCCTGATAGATTGTTTAGCAAAGATGCTAGAACCATCAAGCATACAATAGATAAAGCTATGAGAAAATATAATAGAGATGTAACACCTGATGAGTTACAGGCTCTGTTCTTGTCTAGCAATCCTGCTATGACAACTGCACAGAAGCAGGGATACTCTGCTCTGTTTAACGATATTAAAAGACAAACACCTATGGGAACAGACGTAGCACAAGATGTGTTATCCAAACTGTTCCAACAAGTTATAGGAGAAGACGTAGCCAACTTAGGTTTTGATTTCGTCAATGGTACACAGACAAGCATGAAACCATTACGTGATTTATTAGAGAAGTATAATGATGACTTCACACCTGAAATGAAGATTGAATGGGATGATATATCATTTGATACTTTGATAGCGAAGCAGAGCCAACAGACACGTTGGTCATTTAATCTACCTGAGTTGGCTAGGAAAGTGGAAGGTGTTAATGGTGGCTATCTTGTAGAGATAGGTGCTAGACCTAATACAGGGAAGACATCCTTTCATGCTTCTATGCTCGTAGGAGAGAATGGTTTTGCAAGACAAGGTGCTAAGTGTGTTGTCTTATGTAATGAAGAATCTTATGATAGAGTTGGGTTTAGATATCTTACTGCTTCATCTAACATGGATAAGTATGAGATAAAGGATAACCCATCACAGGCTAGGGATAGATACAAGATTGTAGCTCCCAACCTAAAGATTAAAGATGTTACAGGAGAAGACATGGCATGGGTAGAAAGTATGTGTAAGAGTGTCAAGCCTGATGTTGTAGTAATTGACATGGGAGATAAGTTTGCACGTATGGCAGGTTATGCAAGACCTGATGAAGCACTCAAGGCTAATGCAATATATGCAAGACAGATTGCAAAACAATATGATTGTGTTATATTCTATATGTCACAACTCTCTGCAGAAGCAGAGGGTAGACAAGTTCTTAATCAAGCCATGATGGAAGGCTCACGTACAGGTAAGGCAGCAGAAGCAGACCTTATGATACTCATAGGTCAACCTGCAAATGTAGAAGGTGTAGATGAGCAATCTAGTATGAGACATTTGAATGTTGTTAAGAACAAGATTACAGGTTGGCATGGTATGATTAATTGTAATATTAACCCACACACAGCGAGGTATAGTGCATGAAGATAGTAATAGACATAGAAAATACAGTAACCAAAAGAGATGGTAGATTATATCTAGACCCATACGAACCTACTAACAAGTTAGTTATGGTTGGTTGTCGTGATGACAATGGAAATGAATCTATATATGACATGGATAGTGGATTTGTAGGTGTACAAGATATATTAGACAAAGCCACAGTAATAATAGGACACAACATAACATACGATTTGATGTGGTTATGGGAGTGTGGCTTTAAATATAATGGTGTTATATTTGACACCATGTTAGCAGAGTACGTATTGAGCAGAGGTAACCCTGAGAAATACTCTTTATCATTGGAAGCCTGTGCAATCAGACATGAGTTGACTACGCAGAAGCAGGACACTCTAAAAGAATACTTTGCTAAAGGTATGGGTGTAGATGAGATTCCAAAAGATGAGCTAAAAGAATATTTACAAGCAGATTTGAGAGCAACACAAGAGTTGTGTGCTAGTCAGTACAAGCAGTTAATCAACTCATCTCTCATGGACACAGTAATACTTACAAATAAAGTAGCTATGACTCTAGCTAGAACACACAGGAATGGTTTCAAGGTAAACCAAGATGTGTTAGAGTCCGTAAGAAAAGAGTTTGAGAAGGAGAAGATTGAGATAGAAGAAAGACTTACTATACAAGTAAGAAAACTTATGGGAGATACTCCTATTAATCTTAATAGTCCTGAACAAATGTCTTGGGTTATCTATAGTAGAAAGCCTAAAGACAAAGCCATGTGGGGAAATGAATTTACTCCTCACATGAGTGTAGAAGATTTTAAATATAGTGTCAGAGAGAACTCTGATATTGTATATAAAACAAAAGCAATAATGTGCAAGACCTGTGATGGTACAGGCAAAATAAGAAAGGTAAAAAAAGATGGAACTCTTTACTCTATTCCCAATAAAGACCCTAATTGTAATGGTCTTGGTTATCATTTTAATAATGATAGACGTAATGTAGCAGGATTAAAGTTTAATGCACCCAATGCTAAATGGATAAGTGCTAATGGCTTTGGTGTATCTAAAGGTAACTTAGACACATTACAAAGTATGGCACAACGTAACAACATGACAGAAGCTAGTCAGTTTCTTCAAGACTTGAAAAGATTGTCTGCCTTAGATAGTTATCTATCTTCTTTTGTTGAAGGTATAAAGGCACACGTTAAGTCTGATGGTATGCTTCATGTTAGGTTGTTACAACATAGAACTGCAACAGGCAGGTTTAGTGGAGCAGACCCTAATATGCAGAATATGCCTAGAGGTGGCACATTTCCTGTAAAGAAGGTATTTGTTTCACGTTGGACAGGTGGCAAGATTCTAGAAGCAGACTTTGCACAGTTAGAGTTTAGAACTGCAGCCTATTTATCACAAGATGAGGTAGCGATTAATGAAATCAAAACGGGATTTGACGTTCACACGTACACTGCTAACGTCATTACGAAATCAGGTCAGCACACTACTAGGCAGGATGCTAAAGCACATACCTTTGCTCCGTTGTATGGTGCGACAGGGTTCGGTAGGTCAAAAGCAGAAGCGAAATACTATCAAGACTTCACGAAAAAGTACAAAGGCATCGCACTTTGGCATTCCAGATTGGCTAAAGAGGCTTTAGAGAAGCGTAGTATTACAACACCATCAGGCAGACAGTTTAGTTTTCCTGATGTAGAGAGAAGAATGAATGGCTCTGTGTCACACTTTACACAGATAAAGAACTACCCTGTGCAGAGCTTTGCAACTGCAGACATAGTGCCTTTGATTCTACATTACATAGAAAACAGATTAGAATTATTACAGTCTTGTATTGTAAACACAGTACATGATTCAATAGTTATTGATGTACACCCTGATGAAATAAATAAAGTTGTGTTCATCTTGAAAACTATTAATCAAGACATAAATAATATTATAAACAACGAGTTCGGAATAGACTTTAATGTACCATTATTATTAGAATCAAAAATAGGAGATAATTGGCTTGACACAAAGGATATTAACTGATATAACTATGAGACATTTTAAAATAAGAAAGGAGAAAATGTATGACTGAAGCAAACTTAGTGACCATAGACACGAATAATTATGAATCTATGGCAAAGGCTATGGGTATAGCCAACGAGACTTCCTCTTCTACTGAGAAGAAGGCTCAACAACTACCTAGATTTAGAATACAACACACACCTATCATAGATGGTGATGAGGTTGTTGTGAAGGGTGGTGCTTACAAACTAGATATTCCTGAGAAGGAAGTTCTATATGGTAAGACTGCTACCATCAGACCTTTCATGCAGAGATATATGTATAAAAGGTTTGTTAAGAATAACTCTGCAAAAGCAGGAGAGCCTTTAGGTATCTATCATAAGACAGTTATGGCAGATAACTTAAATAAAGATTTGAAAGACAATCAAGGTGGGTTCAACTGTGGTAAACCTGCAGGGTGGATACAGGACTTTGATGCATTGCCTGATAAGACTAAGGACTTAATCAAGCAGATTAAACGTGTCAGAGTTGTGTTTGGCTTAGTTGATTTATATGACGTTACAGACGCTAGTGGTAAGTCCTCTAAGTTTGAGACTACTCCTTTTATATGGGAGATAGATAATAGAGATGCGTTCAAAACTATTGGCACTAACTTTACTAAGTTAGCTAAGATGAAGGCACTTCCTGTGCAACACACCATTAGTCTAGCCACTGAAGCTAGAAAGTTACCTAATGGTAGTCAGTTCTACTTACCGACTAGCACATTAAATCTTTCAGAGAAAGTTACTTTGTCAGATTCAGACCAAACTATGTTTGCAGATTTTCTATCTTGGGTAGAGAACTATAATCAGTACATTGTGTCTGAGTGGAATGAACAGGCTTCTCAAAAGTCCATTGATGAAGATATGTCTAATGCAGTTGACAGTATTGTCAACGCAGAGGATAACTTTATTGAAGTGGAAAACGCATAGTGCGAAGCAATGACCCCTTCAAAGCACATGGTATAAACTACTTGTCACCTAGTAGTATTAATACTTACATTAATGATACGTCATTATGGGTGGCACGATACTTGTTTAAGATTAAATCTTCAAGTGGTGCAAGTGCAGTAAGGGGTATTGCTACTGAGTTTGTACTTGCAGACAAGTACGAAAAAGGAGTCTTTGATTACAATCTTTTAGATGTAAAGTTTATGTCTCTCTGTGTAGAGTCAGGTATTGACTTGGGAGATATAAAGACTGCAAAAGAAAAGAACTTACTCAAAGGCTTTGGCTCTGTCATTGATGAGAACTTTGATTATGAAAACCTTGAAGCATATCAAGAAAAAGTTGAAGTTCCTATTGATGATATGCCTGTGCCTATTATGGGATATATAGACTTCCGTTTTAAGGATAAGATAGTAGACTTAAAGACATCCACAAGGATGCCAACAAGACCTACCGAAGCTCAGAAAAGACAGATGGCTATGTATTCTATGGCATATCCTAACAGTAGTGTAGATTTATTCTTTGCTACTCCAAAGGAGCACAAGAAGTTTACACTAAATAATTTAACTTTGTATAAGAAACAGTTACGTAAGGTAGCTCTTTCTATACAGAAGTTTTTGTCTATCAGTGATGATAAGCATGAGTTAGCTTCTCTTATGTATCCTAACCTTGACTCTTGGTTATGGTCAGGTATGAAAGAAGAAGCAAATAAAATATGGAGTGTTAAATAATGACAGATACAAAAGCAGAAGACTTGCAAAAAGATATCGAATCTATGGAGAAAGAACTAGCAGAAGCTAAAAAGACTCTTCGTGAAATGAAAACCAAAGGTTTACGTGAAGCTATGGAAGCCAAGAAGATGGCAGACCAAGCAGTCAAAGAAGAGTTAAAAGCACTTGGATATAGTTCTCCAAGTAGTTTCTCTTGGTATTGGAGAGACATAAGCTAGTGTCTCCTTATTCTGTACGCAGGATTGCAATAAAGCATGGGTATAGGAGTGGTTTTGAGCATAAGTTATCAGACTACTTAAAAGAACTGAAGTGTAAGTTTGACTATGAATCTATAAAGATACAATGGGAAGACTTATGCTATCGTACCTATACCCCTGACTTTGTACTTAACAATGGCATAATCATAGAAACTAAAGGTAGGTTTCTAGCTATTGATAGGAGAAAACATTTAGCAATAAAGAAACAACATCCAAAACTAGACATTAGATTTGTGTTTGAGAATAGCAGAAGAAAGTTACGTAAAGGTGCTAAGTCAACGTATGCAGAGTGGTGTATGAAGTATGATTTTAAATTTTATGATAGAATTGTACCTGAGGAATGGATAAAAGAAACAGGAAAGAATAAACATTCTAAGTTTATTACATTCCCAAGTAAAAAATTAAGGAGATAGTATATGAAATTAGATGATAAAATAAAAGCACACGACTTTGTTGTAGTAATTAGACCTCATATTAATAAAGATAAAAGATGGACAGGAGAGGTGTCCGTTAAGTGTGTGCTTGATGAAAGAAACCCTTTAAATGATGATGACTTTGAAGGTATGTTACACTTCACTAGACAAGTGTGCTCATCCATACCATTGATGGAAGAGAATAAAGTATTTAGAGAAGCAGCCGAAAAGTTAGCAGAGAAGTATTTGCCTATGGAAGATATGTTGGAGTACCCAAAGTATAAAGATAAGTTGACACTAGAAGATGATGGTGGTAATGTAATTCATGTGGACTTTAAAAAGGAAACCCCATAATGGGGATGTATAGAGAATCAATAAAAGATAAATTTAGAGAGGTAGGTAACATGGTGAGAAAACAAGCACAAGAACAGTCAGACCACAAACAAACTATGGATATGGTTAATAGTCCACCACATTATAATAAGAATGGAATAGAAACTATTGACGCTATTAGAGCTATGACAGATGATGGCTATGAGTATTATTTACAGGGCAACATCATGAAATACTTGTGGAGATACAGATATAAAAATGGTGTAGAAGATTTAAAGAAAGCACAATGGTATCTCAATGAATTAATTGATGAGCTAGAGAAAGATGAAAGTTAAGATAATGATGACTCTGCACATAGATGCAGAGGAGTATCCCATACCTGCCGATGGCAGAGTAGATGATGAGATGGAAGAATATATCCATGAGACTTTTCACGAAATAGAAGGAGTGAAAGTTAAAAACATAAAGGTAGTAACAGAGGAGACATGAATGCAAAACTATTTACCAACTGATTATCAGAATTTTATTGCTCTTTCTAGATATGCGAGATGGAAAGACGATGAGCAAAGAAGAGAAACTTGGAGTGAGACTGTAGACAGATACTTTGACTACATGGCAAATCACTTGAAGAAAAAACATGGTTATATTTTAACCAAAGCACTAAGAGAAAAACTAGATAATTCTATATTAGCACTAGGCATCATGCCTAGCATGAGAGCACTAATGACTGCAGGTGTGGCACTAGACAGATGCCATGTTGCAGGATATAATTGTAGTTATATACCTGTAGATAGTCCACGTTCTTTTGATGAGTGTATGTACATACTTATGTGTGGCACAGGTGTAGGCTTTTCTGTTGAAAGAGAGAATGTAGATAAGTTACCTACAGTAAATGAACACTTTGAGGATAGCACAACTGTGATTACAGTTGCAGATAGCAGACCCGGATGGGCAAGAGCTTTACGTGAGTTGATAGCTATGTTGTATGTAGGACAGATACCTTCTCTTGATGTGTCACAGGTTAGACCTGCAGGTGCGAGACTAAAAACATTTGGTGGCAGAGCATCAGGTCCTCAACCTTTAATTGACCTATATAATTTTTGTATAGCTATATTTAAGAAAGCAGCAGGAAGAAGATTATATCCTATTGAGTGCCACGATATCATGTGTAAGATAGGAGAGGTTGTAGTTGTAGGTGGTGTTAGACGCTCTGCATTAATTAGTTTATCTAATCTTAATGATGACCAAATGAGACACGCAAAGTCAGGCTCATGGTGGGAGAATGAAGGACACAGAGCATTGGCTAATAACTCTGTTGCTTATAAAGGTAAGCCTGACATGGGTACATTCATGAGAGAATGGTTAGCCTTGTACGAATCTAAGTCAGGAGAACGTGGTATATTTAATCGTAAGTCTGCTAAGAAAAAAGTAGAAGAAAATGGAAGACGTAAGCCTGACCATGCTTTTGGTTGTAACCCTTGTAGTGAAATTATACTTAGACCTTATCAGTTCTGTAATCTAACTGAGGTTGTTGCACGTGAAACAGATGACTTGAATAGTTTAAAAGAAAAAGTTAGATTGGCTACTATACTTGGTACGTTTCAATCTACACTCACTGAGTTTAAATATTTACGCAAGGTGTGGAAGCAGAACACAGAAGAAGAAAGATTATTAGGTGTATCTCTTACAGGTATATTAGATTGTCCTATTTTATCCCCTAACAATGACTCTTTAGAAGATACTCTTGAACAATTAAGACACGTTGCAGTAGAAACAAATCTACAAATATCTAAGGTATTAGATGTACCACAGTCAACTGCAATTACTTGTATCAAACCATCAGGAACTGTTTCTCAATTAGTTGATAGTGCAAGTGGTATTCATGCTAGACACAATCCTTTCTATATTAGAACTGTACGTGGAGATAATAAAGACCCACTCACACAGTTTATGAAAGAAGCAGGTATACCTATTGAGCCTGACATTACTAAGCCTGATAGTGTATCAGTATTTAGCTTTCCTATGAAGTCACCCAAAGGTGCTATTACTAGAACTGAAATGACTGCCATAGAGCAACTTGATTATTGGCTTACATTTCAAAGACATTGGTGTGAACATAAACCTTCAGTTACTGTCTCTGTAAAAGAGAATGAGTGGATGGAAGTTGGTGCATGGGTGTATGAAAACTTTGATGAGGTATCAGGTATCTCATTCTTACCTTTTAGTGAGCATACTTATAAACAAGCTCCTTATCAGGATATAGATGAGAATGAGTACAATGAACTTATGAAGACCATGCCAAAGGCTATTGATTGGAGTAAGCTCCAAGAATTTGAAAAGGAAGATACGACAAATGGTAGCAAAGAACTCGCCTGTACTGCAGGGGTATGTGAAGTCGTTGACATCGAGGCTACTTAATGCTATAGTCTTAATTCCTATCCTCGCATATATGCTTACCTTAGTGTTTGCAGGTATCGTGGGTAGCGAAGCACTTGAGGGCAGTATGATTGAAGAATACTTTTATTGTATTGCTCTCTTAACTTTAATATTAATTATAAAGGAGATTAAATATGTTATCACCATCTACAGAAGACAGAAAGAAGTTTGACTTAGACCTAGAATATGGACAGGTACGAGAAGAACTAGTAGCTAATATGCTACAAAATAAAAAGATAGAAGTAAAAAGTGAAAGAGATAAGTGGCAGAAGACAGGCAACATAGCTATTGAATACGAATCTTATGGTAAGCCTAGTGGTATTAATGCTACAGAAGCAGACTATTGGTTTCATAATCTGTGTATAGAAGATGACGTTTTCTGTACACTTGTATTTAGCGTGGATAATCTAAAGAAACTTATTGACAAATTAGATTATAAGCGTAGTGTATCAGGTGGAGACCACAATGCATCAAGAATGTATCTATTAAAACTTGATAAGTTGTTTTCATCAGACGTAATTAAAACATTTAAAGGAGAATAATATGAGAGAAATGTTACTATCAGCTATAAAGTCCTACTATGTTGGGCATATAAATAAACACATAGCAAATATAGAAGTCTATCTTAGAACTTCTGTGGGTATCGGAGAGCATTCCGACATCATAGAATCTATAGATAAAGAGATGGATAAAGTCGCTACGTATGACGATAAAATTGCAATGGTTGTTAAATATTTTGAAAGGAAACAGGAAGATGAAAAGAAAGAAGAGAAATCCAAATCTAAGTAAATATGATGCACCCTTACGTATTCAGTTTGAACGTGGGGTGAATGCCTTCAAAGGTAATCAGTACATAAGAAATGTTAAAGGTCATAAAGTTATAGCGACAGTAAGTCCTTATAACTCTAATACCATGCAACACAGAGAGTGGCAGAGAGGTTATGACTTTGCCTTCTTTAAACAGTTAGAGAAAGTAAAACGTGAAGAATCTAGAAGAAGAAGCTCGTAGGTTTATGCAGGGCAGGAAACTGCCCTCTAATTCTATAGAGGATATAATAAAAAGTTTAGAGAATGTTAATAAACAATTAGAAATTATTCTTAAAAAAGCAAAGGAATTAAATGCAAAAGATAACACCTACACATGACCTTTCTTGGTATCTAAAATGGGCAGGGTCGTTCCTAATTATGTCAGGTATAATATGTAGGTCAGTGGGTGTTTTACCTCTATATGACCTTGTATCGTCTTGTATTGGTACAGGATTGTTAGCAGGGATGGCTTATATATGGCATGACAGAGCTTTGCTTATGGTAAATGGGGTAGCTTGTGCAGCATTAGCTATGGGAATCATGAGATATTTGTTTGGTTAAACTAGCACAGGTACTTTGGTACACTCTGCACATAGTTACGTGTCTATTTATTATAGTAGGTAATGGTAGGTTGTTAGGATTGTGGTAATTATAATGCACTAGAGGATAATGCATTACCCATAATTTTACCCATCAAAAAATGATTTCTTTCAGGCTCTGCTTCTTGCATTTCCATTACTGACATCCCATACTTTTCTATATAATATTCGTCTGCCAGTTTTCTTTTATCAGAACCTAACCTACTCCATTGTGCTCTATCAAAAGCAGTGAACGATTTTCCTTCTAACTTAGATTTACTTTGAGCCTCTGCTTTTCCTAGTTCTTTAGATACATTTCTATATATTCTTAAATAGTTTTGCAACATGGCTTTCTTCTTAACATCTGATAGCTCTTTATATTTATCAGACTCTACTATCTTTCTAACTTCTTTATCTACATACTTACCCATATACTTTTTAACAAAAGCATCTGCAGACTTATCTCCTGTTGAAGGCACTACATTAAAAGTTTCTAATCCAAACTTAACTAGTTCTTTTTCTACAGGAGTTCTTTGCATTTCTTTTCTAATACCTGTTAGTTGAGTTCCCAAAGGACTCTGTCTATATATTTTACCTTCTCTAGTGGCACTTTCTAATTCAGGATAATACTCTTTAACAAAAGGTAAGTTACGCATGATTGAATTTTCAAAAGCACTTAGTCCTCTTTCTTTAGCACCTGAACCATCAATTTGATTAAAGTCTCTTATCACTGCTTCCTCTTCATCAAAAGCAGCCACCACATCTCTTACTATTCTACCCGGAGTTATAGCACCACCAACAAGTTCACCAACATAACCACCTACGTACTCTGCTAGTTTTTCACCTGTTATATCTGTGAGTCCTGTAGGACTTCTAAGATTCTTATAGAATGATTCTAACATATAAGAACTAGCACCTGTTCTAAATTGAGAGCCTGTTATACCTTCTAATAAATCTTTAGTATCTATTTTATCTAGCTCGTTGTTATCCCACTTAACAATAAAGTCTGCCACAATTAAGTACGGAGCTAATGGAAAGAAAGGTCTCATGTCTGCAGTTCTTCCATCTTCAGTTTTAGATTCGTACCATTTAACATCTTGGTTATTAGACCTATGATATATTGCAGATTGCAAGGCAGCATAGCCTACCATACCTTTAGCTAGTTGCTCTCTAGCCTTATTAAACTGTCTTTCACCTGCCTTAAAATCACCTTTTAAATATTTACCTAGACCACCTGCACTATTTAAAGTAGCACCTATGAAACTTACAGGACTATATTGGAACTGAAACTGCATGGCATTCATCATAAACCTTGCAAAAGGAAAAGCACCTGTACCTGCAGGAACACCTATAAGTCCGGGCAAAGGTCCTAATGCTTCATTAAATTTAATAAAGTTATAAGCAATACCATCACCTACATATTTCTTAGAGTTTTGTTTAGGCATACGAGAGAATGTAAAAGATAAGGCATCTTCTACTGAATCACCCACTAACTTAGTAGGCAACACTGTGCCTTGTCTATGTACATCTGCTAAGTTAGTACCCATACGTCTTAATTTTTTATCTATTGAAGCAGTGAATACACCTCTTCTAAAGAAACCATCTTGCATGATGTTAAGATGGTTAAGTGCCATAGTAATTCTAGAGAGACTCTCTGTTCCTGTCACCTCTCCTGTAGTTCTATTTAAAGTTCTTAGTAGTTGAGGATTGTATTTTAATAAGGAGTCTGCTAATTCCTTAGAAGTATTGTTATCTAAAGTAAATGCAATTAGACCAAATGCATCTCTACCTATATCTCTTAGACCTCTTTGGAAGTTTCCTGCAGTTATATCTTCAACTGCTTTTCCTGTAGCTAAAGAGTTTACTGCTCTACCTGCGTGGTATAAACTTGATTCCATTAAATTATAAGCAGTCTCAAAACCTAATCGTGTTACACCTGTAGCCACGTTACGAACAGTGGTAGATAACTGAGTAACCATTAATGCTCTACGTTCTCTATCAAGTCTTTGCATGAAGGATACTAACTTACTTGTTTCAGTATCACCCATGTTACCAAACTTCTCATCAAATAACTTTTTGAGAGTAGCGTCTGATTCTTTATAACCTTTAAATAATTTACCTAATGGACTAGCAGCTTGTAGTAACTGACCTGCTTCACTAAAAGAAGTATATGTAATTTCAGAAAACTGTTTCTGTGTTAATCCTGCTCTTGCTATAGCACCATCTAATACATCTAAATCAATCCCTTCAAATTCTTTGGTGTTAAACCTTTGCAGTATCTCACCAATAGCTTCAGATGCTTTACCATCTCCCTCTTGATATTTGGAAAGGAACTTATCATACTTTCCTGTGGTATCTTTTAGTAAGTCTTCAACAGTTTCAGTTGCTACTTTAGATACTCTTTGTATCACATCTACTTTTGCTTTTTTGTCTAGTATATCTAAATTGGATAAATTTAAATCAGGGTCTAACTTATCTAATACTCTTCTGCCCTCTGTAGGGTCAAAAGAAATATCATCTGCATTCATTGTCAACTGTCTGCCTATATTATTAGCAGGATTAGGATTACCACCAAATGCTTTGGCAGCTAATCTATCATTTTTACCTTCTTTAATTAACTTTTTTCTAGCGTCATTTATAGCACTCTTGCCTAAACTTTTATATCCTATACCCCCAATAGTTCCAACTATTGTTGAGCTTATCCCTGCAGCTATAAGTATATCACTAACTGTAGCATCTTCTTTGAACTCTCCTTCTTCATCAAGCATTTTAGCTTCTTTTTCTACTTGTGATAAAGCATACTCATCATACGCACCTCTTAATCCCTCTACTCCTGCTTCTACTAATAACGGAGTTTTAACAGCTTGAAATCCTATCTTTCCTGACTGAGCTATTGCTCCCCTTTTACCTGTTTCTAATATGGCTTTCTTAGCAAGTTGAGTTGCTGCAGTTGTAGCAATCTTAGCAGTGCCTAAACCTATTAAACTAACAGGGTCAGTTATAACTGCTTTAGCATAGTCTAACAAACCATCAACAGTTCCTGTGCCACCTTCTTCATAGAAGCTAGGCAGTCTCTGTATATCTCTATACAATGCACCAAACTCTGCTTTGTCCTGCTCTGATGAACTGCGAATCCAATCCACCTGACCCATTAAGTCTAATGTGTTTGCATTTATTTGTCTGTAGTGTGTGATAAATCTTTTTACGTAGTCTTTGTTACTTTCACCTTCCATTTGTAAACCTGATTCACCGAATCTTTTCTCACCATAAGAACGTAAAGTTGACAAAAAGTTATCGTCTTTAGAAAACTCGTCTAAAGTTTTTACTTTCTCTTTGTATGTTTCATCTGCGTATGTGGGGTCTAGCTTGAAGGAATCTTCAGCTTTAGGTTTGTCTTCTTCTTCTTTTTCTTCAACTAATTTTAATTCTTTTTCTGCCTCACGTTGAAAGATATTAGTAATACGAGATTTTTCTTTTTCCTCTTCTTCAAGAATATTCTCTTCTTTTTCTTGACCTAATCCTAATTCTTTTTCTGCATCTCGTAGAAATATATTTGCCATAACTACCTACCTACTAAATAACATCAGGTTTAGTCTTTTTAATTCCCATAGCATCTATAATCATTTTAATTAACTCTTCTCTTTTTACATTGGGATAAATCTGCTCTACTGTATCAAGAACATCTTCTCTTAAATTCTTATCGTTCTTGTCTCCTTGATTTATTAATGCTTGGATACCTGCTTGTGGTATAGGATGCTTCTTCTTAAAGTCTTCCATTTTTTTGTTTGCGATTTCATTAGCTTTAACTTTATCGTCTTGTTTAAAAGGAGACTCTTTTTTTGTTCCCTTTTTTTCTTCGCCAAACTTTTCTACTAGTATCTCTTCAACTAAATCTTGTGCGTTGTTAGTCGCTATCCAATTAGAAGAACCTTCTGATTTTATATTGCCTTCACTATCAAGTAAACCTTTAACATAATTTTTCTTAGCTTCTCTAACTTTATTAGTATAATACTCAGAAGCCTCATCACCTGTTAAAAGACCAGTAGGTGTTGTTATTTTTAATATACCACCTGATGTGCTATAACCTAATTCTGTTTTTAAATTAGAGACTATGCTATTAAAACCTGTATTAATTTTAGAGAAGGTTAGGTCTTTGTCTGTGCTATCATCTTTAGCACCTGCAGCTATATTGGCTGCTTGAACTGTTGCAGACTTCTCATTTACTTCTGCTAAGATTGATATCACATTGCTCTTCTTTTCATTAAGAGCATCTAACTTATCTTTATAATTAGCATCATTCTTATCTAATTGACTTATTTGTGTAGCTATAACTCCTAGTTGTGATTCTAAATCTTTAGGAGCTTTCATTAGTCTATCATATCTAATAGAACCCTTACCAAATTCTTTCTGTATATCTTCCTTACTTGCCTTATCTGAAGGTAATAAACCTGCTTGTACATACTGTAACTTAGCCTGTTCATAAGACCTTTTAGGGTCTATACCAAACAACTGCATACCCTTAGTTGTTACACCTGTAGAAATTTCAGGAGCAGATATAGTTCTTAACTTAGCCAATCCTTTTGCTGCATCTTGTACAGTTTCAAAACCTTGCTCTTCATTTGCGTGAGTATAATCATAGGCTTCTTTCATACTGCCACCCAATTTTTTGTGTGTTGCTAATTCTTTATACATGGTATTATAGTGGGCATCTCCACCTGCAACTATGGCTCTAGCTTTATTAAATCTAAATTGGTCATCTGTATCAAACAACTGTGCAATAGAAGTGATTTGCTTCTCTACTTTCTCTTTATCGTTTTGAAACTTTTTTCTATTTTCTACAGCTTCTGCAACTTGTCTGTCAAGTATAGTTCTAGTACGTAGCTTTATTTCTTTTTCTTGCTCATCAATATCTTCTACTATCTGAGTAGCAGCACCACCTAAAAATGCACCAAAATTAAATCCCATTATGCTCTCCTCGCCATAAGACCCATAGGCTCTTCATCAACATCTTCTTCAACCTGTTCTTCTTCAGGCATATCCTCAACCTCAACACTTTTAATTTTATTTAAAGCAGAATCTAATACTGCGTCTGATGGTCTGTCTGTTTCTTCAGGCTCATCACCAATAACATATTTAGTATCTGTTTTTTCTGCTAACGTTCTTAAAATCTCCATGATTATAGGAACTATTAATACTCCTACATCTATAGAATGCACACCTTGTAGCACTGCACCAAGTTGCATAGAGTTAGCTATTGTAGATATAGGTACACCTGATTCTATTATAGCTAATATTTCTTGAACTAAATCAGGATTGTTAAATCTTTCTAAGTACCAATCCATAGACTCCTCTACAGTATTAAACTGTGGTGGGTTCTGCCAAGGTCTAGCTCTTACTTCATGTGTAAGAGACTGACCCGGAACAGGTCTACTTAATGATACTTGGTCTACATCACGCATCTTTATATTCCTTAATATCTTGTATGTATCTTGCAACACGCATACCTACATCTGTATTAGGCTTATATTTTCTAGCCTTAGTAGATGACATGGTTTTAGAAAGTAAACCCCCTTTTGGTTGCTCTATAGGTTTTACTTCCATCTCTCTTAATTTTCTGTATAATTTTATGCTTGGGTTTGTTTCCATTATCCGAATAATCCTCCACCACCAAAGATTCCACCTGTTACAAACTTACCAATTAAACTACCAAAAGCAGCAGATGAGTTATAGTCATTCTTTAAGGTTTGTATATTAGTTGAACTGTCTGCTTCTAATTGTGCTTTAGCAAGTTCAATAACACGACTTCTTTCATTCTCTGCAGAAGTCCATGCCCACTCCATAGTGTCACCATAATATTGCCACAAGTTATTGTAAGCAGTATTAGATATACCTAATAAGTTCTGAGCATTTAATTCATTAGTTCTATTGATAGCTGCAGTATCTGCAGTGGCTATCTGTCTTCTCCAATTAGCATTTGATTGTGCAATAACCAACTGATTCTGTGCATTAAATTGGTCACGTTGATTATTAATCTCTGCATTAAATCTTTCTATTGTATTAGCCTGTCCTGCATTAAACTGTGATTGTGCATTCATCTGTGTGGCATTAAACTGATTAGTAGTGTTTGCTAAGTTAGCAAAGAATTGGTCAGTTTGATTCTGAGATGTTGCATTAAACTGAGCAGCAGCATTCTTGGCAGCTTGGTCTGTAAATAAAGATTGTACTTGTTGTTGTGCTACGAACATATCTGCTTGTTGTGTGTTAGACAAATTAGCCATGTCCATTTGCAAGAATGAATTTGCATTTTGAACTGCAGCTTGTTGCCTATTGCTTAAATTAGCAGCATCCATATTAGCAAGTGCAGATGCTTCTGCCATTGTTAACGCTTGTCTGTTAGATAAGTTCTGCAGATTCATAGTTTGAGCAGCACGAGAGTTCTCTAATGCTACCTGTTGTTCTGCAGTAAAATTTCTATTAGCTACATCTGCTATCTTTGAAGCGTTTAAAACCTTTGCTTGAAAGGCTTGGTCAAACTCTTGACCTATAAATTTAGCTCTTTGCTCTGCAGCTAACATTGCTCTTTGTTGTCTGTTAGATAAATTCTGAGCTTCAAACTTTGCAAAAGTAGAAGCGTCTACCTGTGCTATTGGTAATGCAGATTCCATCGCTGCTTGCACAAGTGCTTGTCCTGCCATACTAGAAGCACCTAAACCTCTTTGTTGCATCATGGCTTGGACACCTCTGATTGCTCCTGCTGCCCAAGGTGGTGGGTTAGTAGCATCAAAGTTTTCTGTTAGGTCTGCTAACTGTCCTTTTACAGTAGCCTTTTCACTAGGAGTTGCAGTCGCAGCATCTACCTGTTCTGCAAACTGAGCAGCCTTTACTGCATTAGCAGAAGCTGAGATTAGTTCACCCTCTTGTATCTCCCTCTGCATAGGGTTTTCCATTACATTAGCTACACCTTGAGCAGCTTGTAATTGACTTACGGATGTTTCATCTTGTTGAGCAGCTACAACTTTACTGTCTTCTGATAGTTGTCCTTGAGCACCTTCTACATTTTTTAATGCTTCTTTTACATTAGGAGTTACTTCACTAGCAGTCATTACGTTTGCTGCAGTTTTAGTTTGTTGGTCTGCAGTTGTAGTTGTTGCTTGTACTGTAGGTAAAGCCACTGTTCCAGTAACACCACCAGTTCCTGAAGCTATGTCTTGTTCTGCAGTTGGTGTTATACCAACAGCTTCTACTGCTGTACCTGCAGGTAATCTAGGGTCTATAGCTTGTTGAGCAGTTATATCACCTATATTTGGGTCTACTTCCTGTGTAATCGGTTGACCATAATTAGGATTAGGAGTAGTACCATCTTCTAAAAATTCATTTTGGTCTGTAACAGGTTGTCCATAATTAGGATTAGCAGTGCCATCATCTAATGTTGGGTTTTGGTCTATAATAGGCACTGTCTTTTTAGCAAATACAGGTGCAGTTTGTTCCTTAGTAGGAAGTGTCTCAAAACTTTTAGTCGTAGTTGGCTCTTCAGGTGCAGGTGGTATTGGTAGTGGTGGAAAAAAACCGGGTGGCAGTGGAGCTACTGGCATTGGTGTAAAGCTATCGGGCATTGAAGTTGGTTGTGCATCAGGGTTAGGAATAGTTGTAGTAGGCACAGTTGTAGTTGTAGTGCCACCTTCTTGAAAAGACATTCTAGGTGGTGCTATATAACCACCTACACCTTGAGTTTGTTGCAGTTGTTGAAACCTACCCATAGGCATACCACCCTCTGCCATACCCATTCGTTTCTGTTGAGCAAACATTTGTTGCTTTTGAAATGCATCTTCTAACTTAGAGTATCTATTTGCAACATCTTGATTTTGCATTAAGTATTTAGGAAAATCTTTTACATCTCCTGTAAAACCTAAAGAGTTAGCAATAGCCTTTTGACCTTCAGGTGGTAATTGTTGTAATGTTGCCACTATTTAGCTCCCATTAATATCTTATCTAGTTTATCTTCTAATCTTTTAATAGCATCCATAAGGTCATGCATATCATCTTTTACATCATCTTTACGTGCATACTCTTCACGAGTCTTATTTAATAATATCTGCAACCTTTTTACCTCTTGGAACATCTTGTTGAATGCCCAACCAAATGGTACAACTATCATTGTTAGGATTATATTCCAAAATAACATTGCGTCTATCTCCATCTAATTATATCCTTTTTATACAAAATGTCAAGTTAATTCTCTGTTGGGAAGTCATTTATCGGTGCATTACCTGTTGGCATACCATCACTGTCTACTGGTGTTTCAAACAATGCCATGAACTCTGTAAGATTAGAACACCCATTTATCTTAGTTTCTATTGTATTACACGCAGTTCTTACACTATCTCTGTAGGTCGTTGTTGCATCAGGTATAGCAGTTCCCTTTTCTGATTTACGTGTAACCATCCAATCTGTTTTAAATAATAAATCGTTAGCAGTTTTTTTAGTTTGAGCAATCCAAATAGATTTTAAACCAAGTGTTACGACTTGATTACCATTTGGGTCTAAAATAGCTTTACCATCTTCATCAACTGCATTAACATCTGTAAGACTACGTTCAATCAAAGTTCCATCTGTTTTTCTACCATGATAAAATCTATTATCAACAGGTGTTTCAGATGCAGGTGGGTCTTCCCAAGTTAATCCCATAGATTTTTTATAAGTGTCTGACCATCGTGTCCAAGTAGCAGGATGTTTTACACCACTGTCTGAAACCCATGCTTTTCCTACTCTTATTTCTGTCCCGTTATGTTTCCACGGCATAGTCTATCTCCTATCTTGCATTACTAAATTTAAATGGCTGTTCTGCAAAAGCCATGTAGATATATGTTCCACCTGATGCGTTCCAATAACCATAGTTCATATCACTTCTCATTTTAAAACCATTGCTCAAAAAATCAACAATCGCATACGTTGATAAAGAACTCTCTGCATAATTTTGATTAGCCGCCAATTGACCTACTCCACCTCCACCAACTACATTTTCTGGAGACCTTTTGTTATCTAAAAGAAACCAATCACTAGTAGAGTCGCTTCGTTTTGCCATTATCCAAGCAGGTTTAAAGCCAGTATAAATAAATGGACCATCTAATAAATTATTGCCTACAAACGAGCCAAACTTAGAGTAGCCTTCAACGTCAGTAAAAGCATAAATGACATAAGTGGCAGAACTTCCATTTGTATTTGTATTACTTCCTAAATTAATTAGTGTTGATGTAGGTGCTGTGCTATTCCAGTGTGTTGCTTCCACATCTTGAGCATTATTTAAATTTAAAGCTAACCAATAAGAAGCATCTGTTAAATCTTGATGATACACAACCCAATGACTAGTTGAATCTCGTCTTTTTGCTATCATCATTTTAGGTACTGCACCTAAACCATGTGCTATTGTACCATTACTTCCAGTTCCAGTATAAGTTATAATACTAAATCCAGCATCTGTATTAGCTTGGTAAACACTATCTATTGTGCCTACACCAGTTGAACTTGCATCATTCGTAGTCGTAGTTCCACCATTTGCTTTCCAGTTCCATGCTACATAGGTATCACCACTATTATTACTTGTACTTGTGTCTCCTGTTGCTGCCCAAGTTATGCCATCTGAATCAAAACTATCTAAATCAAAATTTGTATTAGCATATCCTTCGTCTTGAGTATTTTGAGAAGATAATGCACCTGCATTAGCTCCTCTTGAGCTATCAAACAAACCATGTCCATATGCTTGATTTCTTGTTTTTTCCCATACCCAATCTGGTTGAAAGCCTACACCAGTTAATGCTCTTGGAAAACTGCCATTTCCACTCCAAATAATTGTATTAAAATGGTCAGTCGCTTGAGTGCTTTGTGCAGGACTAATAGCTAATTTGGGCAAATTTGCTGAACACAACGCAAGAAACCCAGACGGAGGAGTGTCATAAAACTTGCCATTGCCTTCTGAATCAGTAGCATCAGCAGAACTACCATCTACACTAATTCCACCGAATGTTGGGTCTGCACCAAAATTAAAAGTGGTAACTGCATTTGCAGAATATAACCCAAGATAAGGTGTTAAAGTATTTCCTTCAGGTATTTCTCTTGCAGGTCCTCCTGCAACTCCATTTACATAATGTTGTACAGTCGGAGGGTCAGCATCTAAATCTAAGGCAATACCTAAAACATCTCCAACTACAAAAGTTGTTCCCCTTGCACCATCAGCACCTGTGTAATAAACTATATCATTATCTACTGTGCCACTATCAGAAGTTCCAACATAATAATACGCACCTACGCCATCTACCCCATAATAGAAAAAACTTCCAGTTGCTTTACCATCAGTTGTTGCGTTGTGATATGTATCTACGTTTTGATATCCAACATTATATCCAATACCAATACTTCCAGAAGCACACGCTTCATACCACCATTTACCACTATTCACTGCAAAAGTAGCTGTATGTACACCCCATCCTACACTTCCTGCATTTGTTATTACTAAATTTCCATCTGAGGGTGTTCCTCTATTTTGATGGTCTACTGACGCAGACTTCATTACACAAAAATTGTTTTCTGGACAATCTAGTAGATTACTGTCGTGGTCAGATAAATTATTAGATGTCCAATGATGGTTTTCTCCACTTGTATCTGCACCTATTGTTGATGTTGATGCAGTACCAGTTCCAGTTTGTTTAAATTGTAATCTAAATCCGTTTGTACCAAATGTTAATCCACTTGTATCTATAGGAATCCAAGTTCCGTTTTTTAATTCACCAAAAGACGCAGGAGCTAATTGTGAACCGTCAATAAAATTATAATCGGCTAGATACGCATCTAAATAAAATTGAGCACCATACGCTAATCTTCCTATGTAATGAGTTACGTTTGTATTAACTAAAGTGTCTGAATCTTCTGTAGGATAAACAAGAGAGTAAGAAGATGTATCAAAACTTGTAACTTCTGAACCATTAACGTACAATCTTATTCTATTGGATGCTGTTGATTGTGTCGTATCAAAAGCTATAACTATGTGATACCAGTTGGTAGTATCTCTAAAAACTTGGCTAGTTTCTAATGAGTATAATACACCAGAATTTTCACTCATAATTAAAAGTTGGTCATCGTCTTGAAATCTTACTTGATGATAACTTGAGCCACTTGAACCCATGTCAAACAAGTTTTGGTAAGAACCTATTGCTCCTCTTTTAATCCAAAAACTAATCGTAAAAGTTTTTTTGTTACCTGTAGAAAAAGTCCTAGTTAAATTTGCAGAACTTCCAGAATTAAATCTAGCTGATTGTTCGTTAGCACCCTTATAAAACCCAGTGCTTTCGTCACCTATACTTGATGCAGGTAATAAACTCATCTTATGCTAAAGCTCCTGTTGCACCTACTAGTATTGTATCATTACCACTTGAAGCAGAACAATAATAAGTAAGCATATATGTTCCTGCTGAAGATATTGCTGTTAAAATATCTGCATTTATAGCAACACTAGCGTGGGCAGATACTGTGTGACCACCTGTGTTGATTAACATTATTGTTCCTGATTGACCTTCTGCAGGGTTAGATAAAGTTAAAGTAAAGTTACCTGATGGAGTACATTTAAAGAAGTTAGCAGTTGCTAAATCAAAGTTACCATCGTTATCTGTTTCTTGATTACCTGTTGCTCTTCCTGCTACGGAAGCATCATCTCCAACTGCTACATCACCTGTAACAGTTACACTGTCAATGTATGCATCTTTAAATCTTTCACCTGTTGTACCTAAATCAACATCACTATCTGTCTGAGGTCCAAATACTCCGTCAGATACGAATACTTGCTCTGCATTTGCTGCGTAGAAGTGTATCTCATCTGCAGTTTCAAAGTCTATCTTAGTTTGGTCATCTTCACCAATCTTTATGTCCGTAGCAAGAAGAGATGTAATAGTTGTTTGTGCTGCATCTATTGCAACGTCTATAGTATTATCAGAGTCTTGATAAGTAACAGTAACACCTGTCTCTGTATTACTAGAGAACATAGCACCTGTAGTATCAGAGATAACTTCAGATAAAGCTACCCCACCAACTGTTATAGCATCTGCTTCTAGTGTTCCATCAAAGTCACCATCTACAGCATCTACGTTACCTTTAAATATAGTTGCTGTAAGTGTTCCTGTGCTTGGATTATAAGTTAAATCACCATCAGATTCTAAACCTATATTACCACCATCAACATCGCCACCTGCAGTAAATATAATCGCATTTTCTTCGTTGGTGTTTTCGTTATCTGAAATTGTAACAGTTGTTGCAACTGCTGCCGTAGTAGCATTAGTAACTGTTACTCCTGCGATTACTGTATTTAATGCAGTGCCATTTACAGTTATAGCATCTGCTTCTAATGTTCCATCAATATCAGCGTCACCACTTATGTCTAAAGTTGCAGCATCAAGTTCCCCTGTAATAGTAAAGTTTCTTATTCCTGTGTAATCTTTATTAGAGTCAAGTATGACTGCTTTAGAAGCTATAGCAGTACCGACAGCAGTTGAGCCTAAATCTAATGCGTTTATCTCTCCTACTACTACTGTAGCACCATCAAGAATATTTAGTTCTGCAGTAGTAGAGGTCACTCCATCGAGAATATTTAACTCTGTAGCAGTAGAGGTTACCCCATCTAGGATATTCAACTCTGCAGTGGTAGAGGTTACTCCGTCAAGTATGTTCAACTCTGCAGCAGTGGATGTAACTGCTGTTCCGTTTATAGCGAGTTTGTCTGTAACAACATTAAATGTACCATTGTCTTCAACTCTTGCTACTTCAGTGCCATCTCTCTGTTGAAAAATTATATCTTTAGCATCGGCAACAGGTCTAATAATTACATCACTAGATGAGTTGGTAATCCTTAATATTTCTGTTCCGTTATCTTTAAATTTAAAATCATTACCTGCTGCGTCTAATATTAAGTCTCCACCTGCATCTATTGTTAAGTCTCCACTATCAGATATAGTGCTACCATTAATAGTAATGTCATCTACTGTTAATGTTGTAAGTGTTCCTAATGATGTAATGTTTGCTTGTGCAGCAGTTTGTAATGTACCTGCTAATTGTGTTGCAGTTAATCTACCTGTGCTTGGATTATAAGTTAGATTACCATCCATTTCTAATCCAACATTACCTGTGCTAGAGGTTGCACCTTCTACAAAGGTAATTAGATTATCTTCGTTTGTACTTTCGTTATCTGTAACTAATACGTGAGCAGAGTTGGTAGCATCAGTAACAGTAACACCTGCTATAACAGTATTTAAGGCAGTGCCACCTACTGTAATTGCATCTGCTTCAAGTGTGCCATCTATGTCTGCATCACCACTAATATCTAATGTAGCTGCGTCAAGCTCACCTGAGATTGTAATATTTCTACCACCTGATATATCTTTGTTAGAGTCCGTTATGATAGCTTTACTTGCTATTACAGTTCCGTTTGTAATACCATCTATTAAGTTAATATCTGCAGCACTAGCAGTAACATTAGTGCCACCTATATCAAGTGTGGTTACAGAAAGTTCTCCTGCAACTGTTGCCACACCATCTGCTAAAGTAATTAAATCTGTATCGTCTGTGTGACCTATAGTAGTGCCATTTATTATAACATTATCAACTGTTAATGTTGTTAATGTTCCAAGTGAGGTAATATTAGACTGAGCAGCACCTGTAACTGTAGCAGCAGTACCACTTGTGTTACCTGTTACATTACCTGTTACGTTACCTTCAATATTAGCAACAAGTGTACCTGTTGTCATATTAAGATTGCCTGTGCTACTTGCGTTGTCTGTAGTTGTACCTAAAGCAAATTTATCTGCAGATTCATCCCACATAAATAACGCATCGTTACCTGTAGAACCTCTTTGTATTATAATACCTACATCATTAGAGTTAGAACTCGCACCACTATTTAACTCTAATAAATTATCTTTAATTGTTGTATTTGTTGTGTCTACAGTTGTTGTAGCACCATTTACAGTTAAATCACCTGTAACTGTTAAATTATCTGAAACTGTAACCTCTGAAGTACCATGTCCTAATGTGATAGCAGTTCCTGATACACCTGTACCTATTTGAACGGACTCACCACTATTACCTGTATCTATAACTAAATAATTATCTGAGCCTTGTTTGATTGTAAAAGCAGTTGCAGAGTTATCAGATACTGCTACATTAATATCTGTTCCATCTGCACTTATAGAGTCAAGTGCGATATCTCCAACATTAGTAATATTATTGTCACCAAAGCTAGTGTTATCACCAAATGTTTTATTTGTTAATGTATCTGTTGTAGCTTTACCTACTAACGTATCTGCAGAGGCAGGTAAAACAACTGTGACGTTACCTGAGTAAGCAGAGTGTGGTGCAGCCTGTAACTGAGTGTAGTGAGCATTACTAGACTCACAGTAAAATCTTACGTATGATTCAGAGCCTGCGTTTTTAATTGATATAGCACCTGACTGCATATCAATACCATTAGAGCCATCAATTCTTACAACACCACTTCCGTTTGGTGTAATCGCTATATTACCATTAGATGCAGATATAATAGCATTTCCGTTTACGTCTAAGTCACCACCGAGTTGTGGTGTGGTATCATCTGCTACATTTGATATTTCATTACCTGTTGCTACACCTGCTATGATAGCACTTCTTTCAATCTTTTTAAGACCACCACCTGAAGCATCTACTGCTAAAAACACATCATCATTGGCAACTGTAGATATTTCAGATAAAGAGGTAATAGAAACAGGATTAAAGTTTGTGCCATCTGCTATAAGTAAATGACCTGCAGTGTTTGTACCCATAGTCAAGTCATCACCTGATATGGTCAAGTCACCTGCAAGTGTTGCATTAGCTCCTGAGAATGTTAATGCAGTTGTAGAACCTGACTTGATAATTAAGTTACCTGAAGAATTAGTTAGAGCAGCATACTGTGTTCCACCATCTTTTAATAATACATCTGCACCACCTGCGTCTAGAACAACATCCCCTGCAGTGTCAATTATTAAATCACCTGTATCGTTTACAATGTAAGAGTTAGTTCCACCATGATATAAGTTTAAGTCTTCACCTGCACCTATTGTTAATCTACCTGAAGAACTGTCTCCTGTTAAATCATCTGCGTCTGCATCTGTATCAATTTTAAGAAGACCACCTGATGTAATGTTAGATGTTCCATTATCAATGTTACCAAAGCCTGATGTAATAGAACCACTATCTAAAGCACCTGTTGATGTTAAACTTGTACCTATATAAGTAGGTATATCTGAAGCAGGTATTTGTTTTGTAGTAGTGCCATCAATAATAATAAAAGCATCTGCATCAGCTATAGTTATAGAAGAAGTAGATTTATTAGAACCATCTAATAAATTAATTTCACCTGTAGTAGAAGTTACTCCATCAAGAATATTTAACTCTGTTGCTGTGGATGTAACTGCTACATCCTCATTTATCTTTGGACTTGTTAAAGTTTTATTTGTTAAAGTGTCTGTGGATGATTCTGTTACAACTGTTGAGTCTATTGCAAAAGTAACTGCGTTACCTGTTGCAGAGGTATCTATACCTGTGCCACCTGTAAAAGTTAAAGTCTCACTATCTAAATCAATAGCTATTGTTCCACTGTCAGTAGTAACATCTAAATCCTCTGCAGTTATTTGTGTATCAACATAAGCCTTTACAGATTGTTGTGTAGGTATAAGAGTAGCACTATTAGATGACATATCATCTTCATCAACAAATGCTGTTACAGTTATAGTGCCATCAGATAAACTACCATATGTAATTGTACCTGTAGTTGTTATAGCTGATGAACCATTGTCTATTGCACCAAAACCTGAAGTGATAGAACCACTATTTAATGCACCTACTGTTGTTACGTTTGATAATGTATCTAACGCAGATTCAAAATAAGTTTCAAAGTCAGTTAATGCAACTTGAACCATTGTTCCATTGTCATTAACAACAACTCTATCTGCGTCTGCAAGTGTAGTTGATGTTGCAGAAGTGCCACCATCCATGATGTTTAGTTCTGTTGCAGTTGCATCGACTGCAGCTAGTTTTGTAAAGTCAGCTTGTACTAATCCTGATACACCATCTAGTAAATTTAATTCTGTAGCAGTGGCAGTTACGTTAGAACCACCAATGTCTAATGTAGTAACAGATAGTTCACCTGCAACTGTAACAATACCATCTGCAAGTGTTATTAAGTCTGTGTCACTTGTATGACCTATTGTAGTGCCATTTATTATAACATTATCTACTGTAAGAGTCGTAAGAGTTCCTACAGATGTTAAGTTAGGCATTGCAGTTATTTCATCGTCAAA